CCCGGACTGTCGGACGCGATCAAGCGGGCCTTGGCGGCCAAAAACCCGATCAAGCGCCTCGGTGATGTGTCCACCATGTACGGCATGAAATACCGCGAAGTGCTGGAAATGGCCGGGGTGCAAGCATGAGCCACGGCGAAACGACCAAAGCCGACTGGCAGAACATCGTCACCATACGGCCGGGACCCGTGCTGCACGTCTGGCGCAACGGGGCGGAGTTCTGCGCCGTGCCCCTGACGCACCGAGCCGCATTGAACATCATCGGCAGCCTGACTGCAGCCATGCAAGTGTCGGATGCGCCAAAGGTCAAGCCGCTTGAGTGGAAACAATACGAAGGGAACATCTTTTGCGCCAAAACGCCTTGGGGCTGTTATTTTGCGCAATGGGATGACGAGATTGGCGCGTTCTTTGCCAGCCTCGAACTTGGCGATCATGAAGATCCGATCATTATCCAGCCGCAAGACGTTGCGTCCATGTCGGAAGCCCAAGCTGCAGCCCAAGCCGACTATGAATCGCGCATCCTTTCAGCTTTGGTGCAACCATGACCCACAGCGGCCACCAGAGCGCACAGGAGGGGCCACACAGCCCCGCGCCGCTACATCCGGCCACCCAAGGGCAACTTGACGCTGTAGCGCCCGCGTTTTGGCCTATCATGGTCGAACTGGGCTATCACGGCATCTTTCCGCAGCCAGCCGCAACCTACCATCGCCAGCCATGCCCGACGTGCAGCCCGTGGCGGGAAAAATCAGATGAGCCCTGCCTCGTGGTCAGGATCATCAGCGCAACCCAGGCAGACGTGATCTGCCACCATTGTCTGCATCAGGAGAGGATCACAGCATGAGCGAATGGCATCCAATAGAGACAGCACCAATCGTCGGGACGATCCTCATCGCATCTTGGTCCGAGGCGCAATCGCGATACATCGTCGACGCGGGGTTCTGGGAGGACTTCGACGGCGGCGCATGGTGGCCCTACACCATCACAAATCCAACGCACTGGATGCCAATGCCCGCACCTCCGGCACGACCCGGCGCAGATCGTTGACGACTGCGTGGCGAAGGCCGCGCTTTTAGCGTATCATGCGGCAAAATATCGGTAACGCACGGGAGACGGAAGATGACGGACCAAACAGAAAAAACGAAAGCAGAAAAGGTCCGCAAGCCTCGCGGGCCGAAGCCAGGCGCAGGCGTCTCAGGCGGAGCGCAGCCCGGAGCAGGGCGTCCTCCGTTCGTCCCGACCGACGCGGATCGAAAGCTCGTCCGCAAGCTCTCCGGGCTCGGGCTGCCGCAGCACCAGATCCGGATGCTCGTCCGCCAGAAGGGGATCGGGATCGACACGCTGGCCGAGCACTTCCGCGTCGAGCTTGATGAGGGAAAGGCCGAAACGGGCTGGAAGATCGCGAACGCATTGTTCAACAAGGCACTGAAGGGCGACACGACCGCGATGATCTGGTGGACCAAGACGCAGATGCGCTGGTCGGAGACGCAGAAGGTCGAGATCAGCGGCGCAGCCGGCGGGCCGATCCAGACGGTCGACTTATCCAAGCTCTCAACCGAGGCACTCCTCGAACTGTCAAAGGCGATCGCAGATGCAGCTCCCCAAGATCACGACGGCGGATCGCGACTTAATTGAGGCGGAGCTATGCCGCAGGTCGGTGCTCTACTTCGCCCAGACGTTCTGGCCGGTGCTCGAACCTGGCCGCAAGCTCGTCACCGGCTGGCCAATCGAGGCGATCGCCGAGCACCTTGAGGCGGTCACCAAGGGCGAGATCCGCAAGCTACTGATCACGGTCCCGCCTGGTTCGATGAAATCGCTCCTCACGCGCGCATTCTGGCCGACGTGGAGCTGGATTGCGCAGCCGTCGCTCCGGTATATCGGCGCGTCCTACGCCGAGGCGCTCGCAGCGCGTGACAATCGGCGCGCCAAGATGATCGTCGAGAGCCCGCTCTATCAGCGTCTATTCCCGCGCGTGCGGCTGTCGGATGACCAGGCGCAAAAGGTAAACTTCGCGAACACCGAGACCGGATCAATGATGGCGACATCGGTCAGAGGGCGCGCGACTGGCGAGCGCGGGGACGTGTTTTGCCTGCCCGGTGATGAAGTCGTCTGGGCGGAGAACGGGTGCGTTCCTATCCGGGATGTATTGATTGGTTCGCGTGTCTGGTCCTTCAACCGCAAAACGCACGCGATCGAATTGAAGCCAGTCACCCAGCTATTCCGCAATCCGGGGGGGCAGGTTGTGCGCACCACGCTCAAGGACGGCGCGTCCGTGCGCACAACCGACGATCACAGGTTTCCGTTACTCGGGGGCGGCGATTGCCCTGCCTCCGCTTTGACTGCGCGACATTCCCTTCCGAGCGCGGTGGTAGTGCGGGAGCCGCACACCCTCGGTCAGTTCCCTGTAGTAAACCCCAGATCGAATTGCGGCGATGTATGTTTCACTACACCCAAACTCCTTAGCAGCCACTTTGGCGGTGAGGTCGTGGCGCTTGCAAATGTTGATCACTTGGGCACGGGTCAGTTTTCGGGTCACTCGGGGGTTAAATGTGCCATGCCGCTTGGAGTCGGCGACGTTCTCGGCCCGCGTCCCATACGCGATGTTGCTGACATGATTGTTGAGGGCGTTCCCGTCGAGGTGCCTGACATCGTGACATTCCGGGCGAGGCCCGATGAAAGCTGCGGCGACCGCACTATGGGACCAGATCATCACTCGTTTGGCGGCGCATCCGAGCGACCCCGCGCAGCGCAAATACCCCCGACCATCCAAGGACAGGCTGAGCACTTTGCCTCTGACCGTGTAGTCGCCGGTATGCGCTCGCTTGGCGATGCGCGAGAGGCTGCGGATGAGGCCTGTTTCGGAGACTTCGTAAAACCCCTCCATGCCGGGAATACTACGCCACTCAGTGTTATCCATGTGGGTCATGTTGATGAAACCTTCTGCCTGACTGTTGCTGATAACAATAACTTCATAGCAGGAAGTGGATGTATTGTCAGCAACTGCATAGATGATCCGCACAACATCCTCGAGGCCGAGAGCGACGCGATCCGCGGTGAGACGCTGCAATGGTTCCGCGAGGTCGTACCAAGCCGCGTGAACGATCTGGACCGCAGCGCATTCGTCACGATCATGCAGCGTGTGCACCACGAGGACGTCGCCGCAGCGGCGATCGAGCAGGGATACGAGCACCTCATGATCCCGATGCACTACGACAGCGCGAGATCACGCACGACCTCGATCGGCTGGAAGGATCCTCGCACGCAGGACGGTGATCTCATGTGGCCCGCGCGCTTCTCGGCGCAGGCAGTGGCTGATCTGGTCCACACGCTCGGCCCATACGCATCCTCCGCGCAACTTGAGCAGCGCCCCACGCCGCGCGAAGGCGGCTTGTTCAAAGTCGACAACATCAGGATGATCAACGCCGTGCCCGACGAGGAGATCAACTGGTGCAGGGCTTGGGACTTGGCAGCGACGGACGGCGCAGGCGCTTACACCGCAGGCGTTCTGGTCGGCTGGCGCGTCGAGGCCCGCCGGGTCATCATCGCGGACGTCAAGCGCGGGCGACTTGGGCCAGACGGCGTGCGAAAGATGGTCGCAGATGCTGCCGAGTTTGACGGCGACGACGTTCCGATCTCGCTGCCGCAGGATCCAGGGCAGGCGGGAAAGGCGCAGGCGCGCGACTTCACCGTCAGGCTCGCTGGCTATCGCGTGCGGATCGAACCGCAGAGCGGGTCCAAGGAGACTCGGGCCGAGCCGCTCGCGGCGCAGATCGAGGCGGGGAACGTCGACGTCGTGATCGGGGCGTGGAACAGAGATTTCATCGAGGAGCTTCGACATTTCCCAAGAGGCGTGTATAAGGATCAGGCAGACGCTGCGAGCTCTGGCTTTAATGCCGTCGCTCCCAAGCGGCAGAAGAAGGCCGGTCTGTTCGTGATCGGGGATCATGTGGGCAATAAAGCGAGGCCGGTCTGATGGCAAAAGCACCAATGAAGGCGACGGCAACCCGAGAGCTCGGCGCCGCCGGTAACTACGGCCGGGACGATCAGCTCCGCCCGGACGAGTTTCTCCCGAAGCTCCGGGGAATCAACGCGACGCGAACGTTTCGCGAGATGAAAGACAACGACCCGACAATCGGCGCGATCCTCATGGCGTTCGAGATGCTCTTGCGCGCGGCAGAGTTTCGCGTTGAGGCAGCAGACGACAGCCCAGAGGCAAAGGAGGCGCAGGTCTTCGTCGAGCAATGCTTCGATGACATGGATGGGACGACAGACGACTTCCTGGCCGAGGTGCTGACGTTTCTCCCGTTTGGGTTCGCGGTCTTTGAGGTGGTCTACAAGACCCGATCCGGACGCAAAACCGACGACCCGACGCGCTATTCGCAGTTTGACGACGGCCGCTACGGGATCCGGAAGCTGGCGCCGCGCGCCCAGTGGACGATAGACCGTTTCCTCACGGACGAGAACGGAACGATCACCGGCGTGCGCCAGAGCGCGCTCTCGCTCAAGCTTGGATCGGTCGACATCCCGGCTTCGAAGATGCTGCACTTCCGCACATCGACCGTGAACAACGACCCGAGCGGCCGATCGATCCTCCGCAACGCCTTCACCTCCTACCATTACGCATCGCATATCCAGATGATCGAGGCGATCGCGGTCGAGCGCGAGATGAACGGGATCCCGGTTGGAAAAATCCCATCAGAATACCTCGGGGAAAGCGCGAGCGCGGCGCAGCAGGGATTCACCAACGCATTCAAGAAGATCTTGCGCGACGTCAAATTCAACGACCAGGGTTTCATCCTGATCCCGTCCGACGTCTACGAGAACGACGACGGCACGAAGACCTCAATCCCGATGGTTGAGTTCGGGCTCGTGACTGCGCAAGGAAATCGGGCGATCCCGACCGGGGATGTGATCCTGCGGCACCAGCAGAACATTGCGCGGTCGGTGCTGGCGGACTTCCTGATGCTCGGCGGTGGCGATACCGGGTCGTTCGCGCTCTCGAAGAGCAAGACGGACTTGTTCCTCGCTGCTGCGAGCGGCTACACCGAAGCGATCTCGTCCGTGCTTAATCGACAGCTCTTGCCACGCCTTTGGGAGATCAACGGGTTCGACCCCGAGGTCATGCCCAAGATCGGGTTTGGCGAGATCGCCCCTGTGGATCTGGCCGAGCTGGGCGCGTTCGTGCGCGACATCGCGGGCGCTGGGATGCCGCTCTTCCCCGACGACGACACAGAAAACACGATCCGGCGCGCCGCTGGGTTCCCCGAGAAGGCGATTGATCCGGATCTGCTCGGATCACCTGATGCGCCTCTAGACCAAGGAGTTCCGGAATGAGGTTCCTCGCACTGGACATCGCCGCATGAACGCCGTCCTGCGCAAGATGACCGCCTCGGATGCGGTGGCCGTCTTCTTGCGGGCGGCGGAAGGCATGGATCCGAAGATCGCGCGGGCGTTCATCGCGGCGATCGAGCAGATCCGGACCCGCGTCCCGGCCGAGCAGATTGCCCGGATGATCGAAAGGCGCGACTTCGTCTCGCTGGAGAACGCCTTTGCGGGACACTTCACGTCGACCGAGTGGCAACCTTACGGGGCAGCGATCCAACAGGCCGTCCTCGCAGGCGTAAAGGCCACCAGCGACACGCAAGGTGTTGTAAACGGCGCGCAAGAGGACTTCCAGATCGCGGTTGGGTTGAACCCGCGCCTTGAGCAGTTCGCGATCACGCTCACATCGACGCGCATCCGCGAGATCGACCAGACGACGCGCGACACGATCCGGCAGGTGCTCCAATCGGGCACGACTGCGGGCGACGATCCGTTTGCAATCGCGCGCCGGATCCGTGGATCTATCGGGCTCACGCGCAGGCAAGAGGCGGCGGTATCGAACTATGAGCGGATGCTGCGGGCACTCGACCCGGAGGCGCTGGATCGCAAGCTCCGCGATCGACGCAGCGACGCATCCGTCGGGCGCGCGATCCGCAACGACAAGGCGCTCACCGATGCGCAAGTACGATCGCTGGTTGATCGTTATCGCGACCGATACATCAAGTACCGAGCGAACGTCATCGCCCGGACCGAGAGCATCCGCGCCGTGCAAGGGGCGCAGTGGGAGCTCTTCCAGGACATGATCAACAAGGGGCAGATCGACGCTCGGCAGATCCGCAGGACGTGGATCAACACCGGCGACGGGCACGTCCGCAACTCGCACGTTCAGATCCCGAGCCTGAACCCGCGCGGCGTCGGGCAGGCCGAGACATTCACGAGCCCGCTCGGTCCGATCCTCTATCCCGGCGATCCCAGCGCGGTTGCCGCGAATACGATCCAATGCCGATGCGCTGTCTTCGCGCGCATCATCTCTCGCGGTCTTATACCAGGGCTAGACGGGCCTGCAGTCGCACCGCCAGCGCCTCCACCACCTGTGCGCGTATCACCCACTCCGTTACCCGTGGCCGCCCCTCCAGCGGCCCTCGCGCCCGTGTTTGCCTATGAGACCTACCAGCCGCTCAAATCTCTGGCCCAGATTGAAACCTATGTGACGTCAAGCGGTATTGCGGGCCGGGTGGATCTGAAGGGCACGACCTTAGCGGCGCTCAACGTCGCGCTTCCGGCGATGCAGGAGGTCGTGGAGCGGTTCGGGCTCAAGCCGCTGGCAGCGTTTGGCAACGTGAAACGGTTTTACTCTTCGATCAGAGGACCGAAGAACGCGCTCGCCGCGATTTACTCCACGATCTCAGATTCGCAGACCGGCAACAAAGGGCTCTTTCACATCCCGACCTCGGGCTTCGGGCAGGGCGCGGAGAAGTGGGCGGCGATTGGCAAGAAGAATGCCGAGACTTACCGGAAAAAACGAGAGAGCACCTTATTATACCCGGCAGCGGGGGTCTCAATAGACCAGCGCGTCCGCGACAGAGTTAAACAAATGGAGGCGGGGAATGGTCCGCCATACAACTGGACTGTTGACGTGACGTCGAGCGATAATGATGTGACAACGAAGTCGACTGTCTACCATGAATACGGGCATGTCATCCATTTGACCGACGTCCGCATAGGAGCAGAGATCAACGCATTTCTTTTGCAAGAGAGGCCGCGCAAAACTGGGTGGGATCTGCTAGTTTCGGTCTATGGCAACACTAACGACAAAGAGTATATCGCCGAAACATTCGCGATCTACATGGGGATGCCAGAGAGTGAGCACTACCGGATCCACCCCGTATTGCTGGCGATCTACCGCAAGTTTGACAAGAAGGTGAAACCATGACGTATCAAGAGATGACGGCACAGATCTTTGCTCTACCGGCTAACCAGCGCGACGCAGCGGCGGACGATCTGCTCAAATCATACAATGAGCCCGATAAAGAGCTGGTTGAGATTTACATATACGAGGCGATCGCGGCAGCGGATGACACGACGCAGGTGTTTTTGCTATGACGGAAGTCGGATACACCAAGACGATCAAACCCGTGCGCGATTGGTCGCAGCGGATCTGGCGGCTGATGTTCACGCAGCAGGTTGAGATCGCACGCGGGCGCGTCGAAGGCGCGCAGTCGGTCGCGATCACCGGGACGCTGACGACCAGCGGCGCGGTGACAGATATTATGATTTGGCCCGGGTCGACTGTGAAAGACCCATCAGTCGCGCCCGCAGGCGGCGTGCAAATGACGATCGTCTCGACCAGCGCGCAGGACAGCGCGGCAGGCACGGGCGTCCGCACCCTGCGGTTCAACTACCTCGATGCGAACCTGAACCCGCAGAGCGAGATCGTGACGATGAACGGAACGACGCCCGTGCTGACGACGGCGACCAATGTGCGCTGGGTCGGGGATCTCACCGGGCTGACATTCGGATCTGAAAAGCACGTCGTAGGGAATATCACTGTCACCAATAGCGGAACACGTTACAAATATCTTGAGGCAGAAGCGCGCGCCACGCGCAGCAGCGCGTTTCGCGTTCCTGCGGGCAAGCGGCTGATCGTGCATTCGCTCTTTGCCGGATCATCCTCGGGCAGCGCGGCGGCGAAGGTGCAGGTCTCGATAGTCGCATCGGCGATCGCGAACCTTGACGGGACCGTTGATCGCTTCGAGGACACCGGGCTGCTCTTGGAGCAGGGGACGCTCGACCTTCAAGACAACACAACAACGCTTGCAGATGGCGCGTTAGCGGCGTTTCCCGCCGGAGCGATTGTCGGGTTTCGCGTCACGACAGATAAGGCTGCAAGCGTCTCGGCAGGATTTTATGGGTGGATCGAAGATGTCGACTGATGCCGTCAATATCACGAAGGCCGACTATGAAGGGCGCACGGTTGAGCTCGACAAGCCATTCCGGCTTCCGGCAGGCGCGAGCAAAAAGTTCGGTGTCTACGTCAAGGTCGGGGATCGCGTGACGAAGGTCACGTTCGGGGATCCGGACATGGAGATCCGGCGCGACGACCCAGAAGCGCGCGCCAATTTCCGCGCGCGGCACTCATGCGACACCGCAACGGACAAGACCTCGGCGCGTTACTGGTCTTGCCGGATGTGGGAAAGCGGAACCTCAGTATCGGAGATGACGAAGATGAAAAATATCGGAAAGCGGCAGATCTCGGACGACGTCTTTACAACGGCGACCGAGGCCGTGCAGCGCGCGCACCAGCTCGGGCTCGGGCTCGTCGCGCATATGACCGAAGGGCCTGACGGGCAGGCGTTCTACATGCCAGGCGCGACCCATGAGGGTTACCTCGAGATGGTCGGCGAGGCCGGCATGGTCATGCCCGCGAGCCTCGACCCAGAGCAGGCCGAGATCGAAGACCCGACCGAGGATCTGATCGAGACCGTGATCGAGGCCGCGATCGGCGCGATCTTAGATGCGCGGGTCGAGAAGCGCGCGGCGAAGATTATCAAGCTAGACGAGGAGGCGCGCATCGTCTGGGGCTGGGCGTCGGTTGTCTCAATCGACGGCAAGCCGATGGTCGATCGGCAGGGCGACATCATCTCCGCCGATGTCATGACGAAGGCGGCGGATCGCTTCATGCTCGACGTGCGCGTCGCCAAGGCCATGCACGAGGGCGCGCAGATAGGGGAGGTCATTCACTCATTCCCCCTCACCAAGGCGCTTGGCGAGGCGCTGGGCGTGCACTCCGCGCTTGAGGGATGGATCGTGGCTATGAAAGTGCACGACGATAGTGTATGGAATAGGGTTAAGAGCGGCGAGCTGGCCGCGTTCTCAATCGGGGGCATAGGAAAACGCAATGCCGTTTAATGTTACAGATCTAGAGCTGATTGAGCTCTCGCTGGTCGACGAGCCAGCAAACCCTGCCGCGCGCGTCGTCATGTTCAAGCGTTATGACATGATGCCCGACGCGGACAAAATCAAAGAACTGATCGAGAGCGGCATGTCGGAAGACGACGCCCGAGAGCAGGTCGCGCGGATGAAGCGCGGCAAGGGGGCCGGACCGACCGGCGATCCGGGCAAAGGGGGTCAATCTATGTCCGATCAAGAGAAGCGCGTCGTAGACCTGGAGGCAACTAACAAGCGCCTCGAAGCATCTCGCGACGCACTTGTGAGCTCGCTCGAGGCCGAGGGTTACGTCGTGCAGATCGCCGCCGAAGCCGTCACCGTCGAAAAGCGCAAGCCTGAAGACTACATCGAGATCGGCGGCGAGGTAATCCTCAAGAGCGTGCTCCCTGCGAGCGTTCTCTCGATGATCGCCAAGCAGTCCGACGAGCTGGCTGAGGTCAACAAGCGCCTCGCATCCGAAGAGCTGACGAAGCGCGTAAGCGCCGAGATTCCGCACCTCGCAGGCGACGCAGCGACCAAAGGCGCGGTCCTCAAGGCGATCGATGCGATCGCTGACGAGACCGTTCGCAAGTCCGCTCATGCCATGCTGAAAGGCGCGAACTCCGTCGCCTCGAAGCTGACCCGCGAGTTCGGCACCGTCGCTCCGCAAGAGACCGACGCCATGACCGAGCTCAACAAGATGGCAGACGAGTTTGCCGCCGAAAAGAAGGTCACGTTTGCCAAGGCGTTTGCCGAGGTGACCAGGACTGGACGCGGCGCGGAACTCTTTGCCAAGCGCAACGTGCAGTAAGGAGCCCCACAGATGGCAACTCAAGACAACATGATCTGCGTCACTCTGGAGGCCGGTGCTGACCTCTCGACGAAGCAGTTCTATTTCGTATCCGTCGCAGCGGATGGTCAGATCGACCCCACCGGTGATGGTGTCGATGCGGACGGCGTCCTGCAAGACGCTCCCGCAGCCGCTGGGCGCGCTGCGCTCGTGGCGATCGCTGGCAAGGTCAAGGTCGTTTGCGGTGGCGTCGTCACCCGTGGCGGTCCTGTGGCTTCGGATGCCAGCGGCACCGCAGTCAATCCCGCGACCGGAGATATCATCCTCGGCACGGCTCTTGAAACCGGCGCTACTGGGCGGATCATCGAGATCCTGTTCCAGCCGCGCGGCGCATCAGCATAAGGCAGGGGGATTTAGATCATGCCGCAACCCACCGTTGGCTCGTTCCACATCGACGCAGCCCTGACCAACATCTCGCTGGCGCTCCTTCAAAACCCGCAGAGCTTCGTCGCTTCGCGCGTTTTCCAGAACGTGCCGGTGCAGAAGCAATCGGACAAATACTTCACGTTCGATCGCTCGCACTTCAACCGCAACGGCGCCAAGAAGCGCGCAGCCGGCGCTCGCGTGTCTGAGGTGGGCTATGCCCTCTCAAACGACAGCTATTTCTGCGAAGAATATGGCGTTGCGATCCCGATCCCAGATCAGATCCGCGCTAACGCAGATCCGGCCGCAGATCCCGCTCGCGCGGCCGCCGAACTGGCGACGCACCAGATGCTGATCCAGAAAGAGACCGACTTCTCGTCGTCGTTCTTCTCGACCTCTCTCTGGGGCACCGACATCACCGGCGTCGCTTCCTCGCCGTCGACTGGTCAGGTCATTCGCTGGTCGGACACCACATCGGGCGACCCGATCGGCAACGTCCGCGTCGGCATCGACACGATCCTTGGATCGACCGGCATCAAGCCGAACGTGATGGTCATGGGCCGTCAAGTTTACTCGGCGCTGATTGATCACCCGGACGTGCAGGGCCGCATCAACGGCGGCGCGACCACCTCGCAGCCCTCGATCGCATCCTTGAACCTGCTCGCGCAGATCTTCGAGGTCGACGAGGTCATGGTCGGCGAGGCAATCCAGAACACCGCAGCAGAGGGCGACACCGCCGCTCACTCGTTCATTCTGGGCAAGAAGTGCCTGCTGACCTATCGTCCGCCATCGCCGGGCATCATGACCCCGGCCGCAGGCTATACCTTCTCGTGGGCCGGTTATCTGGGCGGCACGAACGAGTATGGCTTCGTGGTCGACACCAAGCGTCGCGATGAAGAGGACACTGACGTCGTTCGCGCTCGCGCGCACTACGACCACAAGCTCGTCTCTTCGGCTCTGGGCTTCTTCTGGGACGCGATTGTCGCATGATGAAAGTCGAGCAGAGATCTTTCCAGAAGTCGGATCCGCTCTTTGCGTTCCGCTCGTTCGTGGCTCACGGGCGGCGGTTCAACAGAGGCGCGGCGTTTGATTGGCAGTCCCTCGGGATTGCCGCAGAGAAGGTCGAGCTCCTATTCCGGGCGGGTAAGGTCCGCCATTATGCGCCCGGAAATCCAGCAATCGATCTGACAGACAAAGGTCTCGGCGAGAAGCTGGCCGAGGACGTTCCTGATCCATCACTGGCCAAGAGGGCTCGAGCGAAAAAGGTGCAAGAATGACGTGGACCTACGGGGGAGCGCCAGGCACAACGTCCTCGGCGACGCGGCGCGATGCCGTGCGCCTCCTCGTAGGTGACACCGACACGACCGATCAGCAGGTCAGCGACGAAGAAATCGCCTTCGGGCTATCTCAGGCCGCTGATGACATCTACAACGGCAGCGCTCTGATATGCCGCGCGCTTTCGGGCAAATATGCGCGGCTGGTCGATACCAGCATCGAAAGCGTCTCGTCGTCCTATTCCCAGCGCGCGACGCAATACGCAGAGCTCGCCGTTCGCCTGATCAAAGAGGGCAAACGGCTGGGATCCGTGGGACTTGGCGTGCCGGTCGCGGGTGGGATGTCGATCTCGGAGATGGCCAGCGTAGAGGACGACCTTGATCGCGTTCCATCGGCGTTCCGGGTCGACCAGTTCTCGAACCCACCGCGGTTCGACCCCATGCTTGACGAGGACTGATCGCAATGCCGACCGGAGCGGAGATGCAACGGGATGTCGTCGCGCTCCTCCGGGAGCATGGCTACAATCTGACGTTCAGACGCCCGCGCAGCGGCGGATCCTACAACCCGGCGACCGGCGCGATAACTGGCGGGACCAATGCCGACGAGACGGCGCGCGTCGTCTTCCTCAACTATAATTCGCGCGACATCGACGGCACGCTGGTGCAGCGCGGCGACCGCAAGGCAGTCATTGCCGCGACCTATAACGGCACGGCGTTGACTAAAACACCGCAGATCGATGACGAGCTGCGTGGCGAAGGCGACCCGGTGCGGGTTGTTTCGGTTCAGACGATCAAGAGCGGGGCTTCGATCCTCGCCTACATCTGCCAAGCGAGGGAATGATGGCAGAAAAGCAGATCCTCGAGCAGATCACGGTCGATCTTGACAAGATCGCCAAGAAGGCGGGCGTGACAGTCGCCCAGGCGCGCAACGAATATCTAAACCGGCTGTCGCTTGAGGTCGTGAAGGGCACGCCGGTGAAGACCGGGCGGCTCAGGGCATCCTGGTTTCTTTCCCCGACGCTTACCGGATCTCCCGGCTCTTCTGGCGGCGAGGCGACGACCGGTGCTCCCGGGATGACAATGGCCCGCCTCGCAGGTCAAGCCGAGACGCTTGCGAACCTTGATGGATCAATCTACCTCCTGAACGGCGCGAACTACGCAGCGCCCGTTGAGGCGCGCACGCAGTTCTTGCGCAAGGTACTCGCTCGCTCGAAGGCGATTGCGAACGCAGTCGTGACCGAGATAAAGAACATCAAGGCGACGGGGATCCCATGACAGTCATGAACGACATCCGCGCGGCGCTAGAGCAGCAGATCGCGAACGTCTCGGGGATCCCGTCATCGAGCAATCGCGCATGGGAGAACGTGCGGTTCACCCCAACGACCAACACCGCGTGGGTCCGCATGGCGCTTGTGCCCGTGACAAGCCGCCCCGCCGTTCGCGGGCCCAGCCCGCAGATCCGGCATGACGGCAGCTTCCTTGTGACTGCGCACCTCCCCGAGGGCGTGGGGGCGTCGGCAGCGGACGCCCTGGCTGACGCGATCCGCGCGGCGTTCACGGTCGACACCGGCCTAACCTCGGGCGACGTGACTGTTCGCTTCAACTATGCCGAACGCGGCGGCGCCGTGCTCGATACGCCGTGGTATATCGTCACGGTGGCGATATCGTGGTACACATACACCAGCTCATAAAAGGAGGGCTTACAAATGCCGTTTGCACAGGGCTCCAGAACTCAGCTCGCCTATATCGCGGAGAGCACTTATGGCACGACGCCATCAACGCCCGCGATGGTGGAGGTCCCGTTCGTCACGCACTCGCTTGACCTCACCAAGACGCGCGTGCAGTCGGCTCAGATCACGGCAGATCGAATGCCGCGCATTGATCGTCACGGACAGCGCACCGTCACCGGCGACATCGCCGTCGAGATGCGTCCGGCCGATTACGATTGGCTGCTTGAGGGTGCGCTGTTCGGGGCGTTCACATCGAATATTCTGAATACAGGCACGACCGTTAAATCGTTCACCGTCGAGGACGGCGCGCTGGACGTCACGCAGTATCGCGCCTTCACGGGCTGCATGGTCAACACGATGCAGATGTCGATCGCGCCGAACCAGATGACAACCGCGACCTTCGGGATCATTGGCCGGAACATCACGCAAAGCGCGACCCCACTCGACGCGAGCTTGACTGCCGCATCGAACAACGAGCCCTTCGACAGTTTCTCCGGAGCGATCACCGAGGGCGGATCCGCGATCGCCTTTGTCAACTCGATCGACTTTACGCTCAACAACAACTTGAACCCGATTTTCGTTCTTGGCGCAGTCCAGACGCCGCAGATGGAGTTCGGGATGTCGACGCTCGAGGGGACGATGACGGTCTTCTATCAAGACGCCGTCCTCATCAACAAGTTCCTGAACGAGACCGAGAGCTCGCTGCAGATTGTCCTTGATGACCGCGTGGCTGGGCTGGCGTACACGCTTCTCATGCCAAGGATCAAGATCAACGGCGCGGCAGTCCCGGTCGGAAGTCCGGCGTCTCGCCTTATCACGCTGCCGTTCGTCGCTTTGCGCGACAGCACGACCGGCACGCAACTCCGGATCACCAGAACCGTCTGATTATAGGGGGAAAAAATGGCAGCGAATTACGTTGATCTTTCGTCTGGGTTGGCTCGTGACTGGATTCCGGTTACTCCCAACAACAGCACGGATAACATGGGGATCAGTGCACAAAACCAAGTCATCGGCTTCTATGTGACTGTCGGCGGCGCCGTAGTATTCACGGTAGATGGGACTGATCGGACAGTCACTTTCCCGTCGAACTTCTATGTGACGTGTTCCAATGTGACCCGGATCAAATCAACTGGGACTACCGCTACTGGTATTCACTCTCTGGTTATCTAAGGATTAACTAAGATGCCCTCTATTGCTCTTCCTGTGTCCCTTAGAGGGCAACTCCTTTCTGGTTCTAGGTTCTCTCCTGCATCCTTGTTCGCTGCGTCTGAACCCGGCGTCTGGTATGATCCCTCAGACCTGACCACTATGTTCCAAGACACCGCAGGCACTACCCCTGTGACCACTCCGGGTCAGACTGTTGCCCGTATTAACGACAAAAGCGGTAGAGGAAATAACGCCACCCAAGCCACTGCTGCTTCTCGTCCTACTTATGGTATCGTGCCTCTGGGTGGTCGGAGGAATATATATACCTTCACGGAACAGTTCAACAATGTCTTTTGGACCAAAAATGGATCAACCGTCACGGCGGATGGCGCAGATTGGCGTCTAATTCCAACAGCAACAATATCGACACACGGCATCTCTGGAAGCGTCGCTTCAAATGCTGGTGTGGTTCATACGCTATCTCTCGAGGTTCAAACAGGCTACACACAATGGGCTAGGCTGGCTTTTCTTAACGTGGCAGATCGTGTCGATGCGTGGTTTGATTTAACCAACGCTACCAAAGGGTCATTTACTACCTCTGCCAGCATGACCTATGTGAACCATACGATTACTGACTTGGGTAACGGTTGGCGTAGAATAACACTGTCAGCCATTCCTGTAAACACGGGGGGTACGACAGTATCTTGGCTAATGAGGTTGGCTCAGGCTGATCTTGATATCGCTACATGGTTGGCAGATGGCACAAGTTTTAATCGCATAGGTCGCCCCCAACTCGAACTAGGCTCCACCGCCACAGCCTATCAGCGCGTAGAGACTGCCTTTGACGTTACTGAGGCTGGTGTTCGATCCTTGTCGTACCTCTCCTTCGATGGGGTAGACGACTTCCTTGTTACCCCTACTATTACTCCGGGGGTTGATAAGGTTCAGGTCTTTGCTGGGGTGCGGAAGCTTTCTACTAACATTGGCATTATAGCTGAACTGAGCACGATTACAGATAACAACAACGGAACTTTTATGTTACTAGGAAACTGGGCTTCTACAAGAGGTGGGTTTCGATCAAAAGGTACAATCCCAGTTGACTCACTCACGGGCACTGCGGCAATTGAGAGTTTTGTGATAACTGGGCTGGGGGATATTGGTGGAGACAGGTCTACCATCAGGTTTAACGGGACTCAAGCACTACAGTCTACAGGTGATCAAGGCACTGGGAACTACCTTGCCTACCCAATTTATATCGGGGCTAGAGGTGTGGGTGGGATAGCGACTAATGGTCAAATCTACAACATGATCGTCCGCTTCGGGACTAACCTAGACGCTGGGGCTATCTACTCCACTGAGACTTTTGTTAATGAAAAGACGGGAGCATACTGATGCGGATTACATGCTCTTGTCCTGAACTACTTATCCCCGAGGCCAACCAGTATGCCATGTGCCTTGGCTTCTCTGAGGCTGACGGGGAAACCTATCGTGGACTGAACTGGGTAGATGCCCAAGGCAACCTCTACGCAGCAGCATCCTTTGATGCTCGTGACGAATGGATCATCTTCGCGCAGGCACCCCTACAGCGCCCGCTCTGGGACACTGCTGAAGTGATCGACATGGTAGCCGCAGAACGTGCTCAAGCTGCTCTAGCGTTCAGCACAGAGGCTCTCAGCGCATCTCCTACAACCCTGACTGCTATCGGTGGTATGGATGGGCCAAATGCGCTGGCGGCGATGGGATTGTTTTCAACGAATGACAGGGAAATATGATGGACCTCTACGACCTCACCTTCCGCGACACCTACACATATCAGGTTTTGCATCCTATCACGAAGGCGCCCGTTCCCAACGAGGATGGGTCGCCCCAATGGGTTGAGCTCTACGGGGCCGACACCAAGCAATATCGAAACGCGCTCGCCGAGGTGGCGCGCCTCGGCATTGAGGATCCGACCGAGAAGCTGATCGCGTTCCTCGCCAGGATCACGGCGCGATGGTCGATCACTGCTGGGGGCAAGCGCCCGGATGTGAGTGAGGCCGCCGAGATATACCCGAAGTTTCCGGCGTGGTTGCGCGATGACACCTTTGCAGCAGCATCGACCCGCGCAAATTTTTTCGTCGAGACCTCGGCGAGCTCCTGAAGCACGCCGAGGGCGTCTTCCGGCTCTCGCAGAAGGACAAGGACGGGATCTCGTTGCGCGAGCATTACGAGCAAGTCGAGAAAGCGACCGGGATGCGGCCGCACGAGCTTGACGTCCCGCCATTGCCCAAGACGACCGGCGAGTTTTGGGCGACTTTTCTGCGCTTGCACCGATCACGACAGGCTGACGCGCCGATAGTATTTTCTGAGGTCTTGGCGTATAGTCACCTCACCGGGCGGATCTTTACGCCCCTCGAGGTCGACATGATCTCGGAACTCGATGCTCTGTGGCACCAGGAGAGGGCAAAGGCGTGACTGACATAGTATCTCTTGGCGTCGAGGTTCAAACCAAGGGTGCGGCGCAATCCGCACAGCAACTCGGGCAATTCCAGAACGCGGCAAAGGGCGCGGCGGGCTCGGCCGACAAGCTGGAGGATCAACTCAACGGGCTCGCCAGCGCTCAAGGCAAGGTCACGACCGCAGGGGGTCCGATTGCTGGAGCGATAGGCCGCGTCGGCAGCGCGTTCAAGAATAACGCGTCCTCGATCCAGAACGCCAGCTTTCAGCTCTCAGATATCATCGTGCAGATGCAGGGGGGAACTGACGCTTCGCGCGTGCTCGGACAGCAGCTGCCGCAGCTTCTCGGGGGCTTTGGTGCTCTGGGCGCGATCGCTGGCGTGGCGATCGGCGCGCTCCTGTCCTTTGCTCCGGCCATGTTTGATACTGCCGACGCTGCGGAAGACCTGAAGGAGAAGATGGACGCGCTTGAGGATGCGATGCAGCGGCTCAACGCAGCGCAGAAGGGGCAGAGCCTGCAAGACCTCGCGGCTCAGTACGGAGCGCAGGCATCGGCCGCGCAGGAGCTCTTGGCCATCCAGAGGCAGATTGCCGAAATCGAAGCGGACCGCGCCTTCCGCGCAGCCTCCGGGGCAGTTGTCGTCGCGATGGGGGCGGGTCTCGCCGATCTCGATTTCTCAACCGCACTTGATAACGCAATCAATCTAAACAAAGCGCTGGCAGATCAAGCAGAACTGCGGGATCAAATCGCCCAAGTTCAAGCGGGGACGTCTACCCTAAACGATGAAGAACTCACCGCACTTGACGCTCGCAAGGCCGCGAACGAAGAGCTGTTTTCGCAGCTTAATGAGTATCGCCTTGCGCTGAAACAAATGGCAGCGACATTCGGGGTCACCGAGCAAGCAGCAGCGAACCTCGTCATCATGATGACGTCCGTCAAGACTGCCGACACGACCGAATCGCGCGTCGCCGCGACGCAGCTTCTTGCAAAAGCTATCGGCGAGGCGACCGACGAGCTCGGCCTGACATCCGACCAAGGGATCGCGCTTTACAACGCCTTGCTCGATGCGGCGCTCGCTGGGCTTGACCTCAAGAGCTTGGATCTTCCTAGCGCGCTTAGTTCTGCGGCGACTGAGGCTTCGCGGATGGCAGACGAGCTTGGCCGCGCTGCAACAAACGCGCTTTCTGCGGCTTCAAGCGCTGCCGCAGCGCGGCAAGATGCCGAGATCCGGCGGCAAGATGCCGAGATCCGGCGGCAGTTCGTTGGGGATCCGATCGGGCAGGCAGGCGCGCTTGCTGCCGCGCAGTTCAATCGCTCCTCGGGCGCGCTGCGCGGGTCGCAGGACGGGATCCTGCGCGCACAGGGTGCCGCGCTGCAAGCGCAGATCATCACCGACGCAGAGGCGACAGCGGCGCTCAACGCCGAGATCGCGAAACTCTCCGAAACCGCAAAGGGCGGCGCTAAGACGCTCAACGACATCCAGCAGGAGGCGAAACGGCTCTACGAGAGCACGCGCACCGAGGCGGAGAGATTTGCAGCCGAGCAAGAAAAGGTCGAGACGCTCTACCGCGCCGGGGCGATCAGCGGCGAGGTCTACACTCGTGCGCTTGAGGACTTGAACGCCAAGTTCGACCCATTCACCAAACTGGTCGAGGGCATTGCAGACACCGTCGAGAACGAACTCAACAACGCATTCGCCTCAGTTCTGGACGGCACGAAGTCGCTCGGGGATGCATTGCTCGACTTCGCATCGAACGTCCTTGCCAAGGTCGCCCAGGATCTCTTCGCGAAGCAGTTCGCCGAACCCATAGCCGCTGGCATCAAGCAGTTCATTGGCAGCGCGGACGGCAACGTCTTCGGACCAAGCGGGTTCGTGCCGTTCGCCAAGGGCGGCGTCGTCTCTGGTCCGACGATCTTCCCGTTCGCCAACGGGACCGGGCTCATGGGCGAAGCCGGTCCTGAGGCGATCATGCCGCTCTCCAGGGGATCTGACGGCAAGCTCGGCGTGGTCGCAGCGAACGGCAACAGTGCGCCGACGATCACGATCAACAACTACAGCGGGCAGGAGGCGACATCCTCGACCGACAGCGCCGGGAACATCGTCGTCGAGATCGGGCGCGCGATCGCGCAGGACATCACCTCCGGAGGGCCGACCTACCGAGCCATCCGGACGACGTTCGGGCTCGGCAACCGCTTGCAGCAAAGGGGTTAAGCGATGGCAGTCTGGCCGGTTTCACTTCCGCAATACTTCGAGGTCGGCGTGCAGGACACCCGGCAGCAGGGCTTCATCCGGTCGCAGACCGAGACCGGACCCTACAAGCAGCGCAAGAGGTTCACCGCGACATCGCGCTTCTTGTCTGGCTCTATGCTCTTGACCGGATCCGAGCGCGCAACGTTCGAGACCTTCTACAAGACGACGCTGTCAGAGGGGACGGACGAGTTCGACTTCATCGATCCCATCGACTTCTCGACCGTATCTGCTCGCTTTGTGCAAGCGCCGTCATGCTCTGGCGTTGCGGGAGGCGACACTGCAACGACGGTCCAGTGGCGACTGGACCTCATGCTAGAGGTGCTCCCCTAATGCCGCGCACGCTCCCCACATCGGTCATCACAGCCGTCAACTCGCAGACGACGACCAACGTATTCTTGGTGCTGCTCGAGATCTCGCACAGCGCGATCGGGACGTTCTACCTCGTCAACAACACCGAGAACATCATCTCCGGCGCCAACACCTATCTCGCGTTTCCGTTCTCGGTTACTCTCCCGCCCGACGATCCAGAACTGCAAGTGCGGGCACGGCTCACGCTCTCGCACGTCACAAGCGAGCTCAACATCCTGCGGACGCTTGCTGGACAGCGCGAGCGCGTCTCCTTCTCGCTTAAGGTCATCGAAGCGAGCGATCCGACCGTGATCCTGCAGAGCATTTCAGGCTTGGTGGCCGCGTCGGTCGGCTATAACGCAAGCGCAATGGACATCGACCTCACGATCGACAACTTCCTCACGGAGCCATTCCCAAGTGCAACCTTCTCGCCATCCACGTTCCCCGGCATCTTCTAACTGGTGGAACAACTACGTCGGCATCCCTTTTGCTTGGAACGGGTCAACCCGCGAGGGCGCGTCCTGCTGGGGGCTTGTCTGCATGGTCTATAGCGAGGTCTTCGGGATCAGGCTTCCGCGTCACAACGAGATGGAGACGCAGATTGAGGGCGGCGCGGAGACCGTGGCCGACTTCGCCTCGACCGGCGTATCAATCCCGATCAAGGATGCGCGCTCCGGAGACGTCCTGCATATGTGGGGAATGCACCGCGGCAAGCGCCGGCCGACGCATTGCGGGGTCATAACCGAGCCCGGATTCGTACTCCACGCGGAAGAGGTCGTCGGCTCGTGCGTTTCGCGCTATGATGGGGACAACCGTTTCCTGCAGCGCGTGATCGGAGCATACCGCCTTGAATGATCTCACCTCATATACCGAGAGCGCGCTCGCCGAATACATCGAGGTCACGCTCGTCCTGAACCCATTTGCGCAAGGGGATCGCCTGATCGTCCGGGTCGCGGCGGTGGGCACGCTTGCGGATTTAATTGCGGCTATGGTCCCCAACGAGCTTGATCGCGATCACATCAGCGCATTCCTTGGCGGAGACTACATCGATCCAAAGATCTGGTCGAGGGTTCGCCCAAAGTCGGGCGCGTCGGTCTATCTGCGTGTCATCCCGCAGGATCCGGTCTCGATCATCTCGATCCTTGCCACGGCCGCCGCTCCGACGATCACAACGGCGCTTTTCCCGGCTCTTGTGGCCGGTAGCTTTGCCGCCTCAGTGGCGGGGGCAGCAATCGCGATGGCGGTCACCTATGCCGCCTCTGCGTTGTTCGGGCCGCGTCCGGTGCAGAACCGCGCCGAGAGCGCGAGCTATTCGATCAGCGCAGCGCGCAACGGTCTGGCGCCTTACCAGACCGTGCCGGTCGTCCTCGGCACGCATCGCATGGTCCCGCCTTACGGCGCGGCACCCTACACCGAGATCGTCGGGAATGATCAATTCCTGCGCTTCGTGCTGGTCTGGGGCTATGGGCCGGTCGACGTCTCTCAGATCAAGATCGGAAACACGCCGATTGAGGACTTCACCGACGTCGATGTTGAGCACGATTTCAACGGCAGCGCCTCGACGCTCGGGCTCTACCCGGGCGACGTCTCGCAGGATGACCTCTCGATCCGGCTCACGACCAGCTTTGTATCTCGCACGACCGCGCTTAACACGACCGAGATCGGGATCACGATCACCTTTGCGACCGGGCTCTTTGAGAGCAATAGCAAGGGAAAACGGGTCAGCGCATCGGCGCGCATCGTCGGGGAGTATCGGCTTGTCGGCGCAGGATCCTACACGGCATGGTTTGACAAGACTTACAGCGACGACACCGCTCAAGTGAAGCGCGTCTCGCAGCGTCAGACCGCGCTCACATCGGGACAGTACGAGGTTCAGATCCGGCGCTTTGCCGCAGAGCAGAACCTCAGGAACGACCGGATCTACGACCGCGCCGACTGGTCTGACCTGCGATCATTCAACACTAGCACGCAGCCAGTTCTGCTCCCAGGGATTGCAAAAAGCGCATTCCGCATCAAGGCGACCGATCAGCTCAACGGGATCGTTGACCAACTCAACGCGCTCGTCTCGTTGAAAATCCCGACATGGACCGGATCTGCTTGGACGACGGCGACGACCAGCGCGACATCGAACCCAGCCGCTATTTTCCGCTACGTCCTCAATGGCGCGCCGAACAAGAAGCCGGTCGCGGCCGCGAATATCAACGATGCAGCGCTGGGCGCGTGGTTTACCTTCTGCGGGACGAACGGGCTTGCATTCGACCAGGTGATCGACTTCCAACTCTCGGTCCGTGACCTCCTGCAAGACGTCGCTAACGCGGGCAAGGCCAGCCCAGCTTACGTTGACGACAAGTGGACCGTCGTCATTGAACAGCCGCGCTCAACCGTCGTCCAGCACTTTACCCCGCGCAACACCCGCAACTTCGCCGGTCGGATCCTCTACAACGAGATCCCCGACGCGCTCCGGATCCGGTTCTTCAACAAGTTCTCGGACTATCGAGAAGACGAGCGCGTCATCTATGACGACGGATTCAACGCCGAAAACGCAACGACCTTTCAGGTCATCGATCTTCCCGGGCAGACCGACCCCGACAACGTCTACAAGCTCGGCCGGCACTATATCGCGGCGGCGCGCCTACGGCCGGAGATCTTCAACTTTGAGATCGATGTCGAGCATATCGTCGCGATGCGTGGAGACCTGTGCAGGCTCACGCATGACGTCCCTGGCATTGGTCAGATGTCGGGGCGCGTCGTATCCCGTGCGGCGGCAACTATCGTTCTTGATGAGCCTGTGACACGCGAGGCGGGCAAGACCTACACGCTGCGGACCCGCATTCCGACGACCGGAGCAACGCTCGTCCGCACAGTGGCAGCAGTCGCGACGACTGTGACCAGCAACACTATAATCGTCAATAACGGTAACCAGATCGTCGCCGGCGCCCTCTATCAGTTCGGAGAGCAGAACCTTGAGAGCTTGCAGGTTCTAATCGCGGGGATCGAATACCTCGACGACCTCGGCGCCGCGGTTACTTGCGTTCCATACTCTCCCGAGATCTACAACTCTGCGATCACGATCCCGGCGTACACGACCGCGCTATCCGCGCCGGTTTCCGCGTCGTTCATAGGCCCGCCGATCCCGACCATCTCTCAAGTCGTCTCAGACGAGCTCGCGCTCCAGGTCACATCGAGCGGCGCGGTCGTCCCATCGATTTTCCTATACGTTCAGCCAGGCAAGACCGCCAAGACGAGCGACGGCACGGTCACCCGGACCTCCTTCTTTCAGGCAAGATTCCGCAGATCAGGATCGAGCGACCCGTTCAGCTATATGCCCTACAGCGTCGTCGATAGCCCCTACGTCCAGATCTTCCCGGTCGAGAGCGGTATCAACTACGACATCGGCGTGCGCGCGATCGGTCCGGACGAGGCAACGACGAGCGCATTCGCCGAGATATCAAATCACACGGTCATCGGCGCGACCGCCAAGCCTCCGCAGGTCAATACATTCACACTCAACACCATCGGCGATCACACCTACGTTGAGTGGACCTACCCGTCGATCGCCGTTGACGTGATAGGCTACGAGATCCGCTACTCTGCGGATCAGAACAACACCTCGTGGATTTCTATGACGGTCCTATCGGACGCGCTCCCGCGGGAGGCGCGCTCTTTCACCGTGCCAAGCCGCTCGGGATCATACGCAATCAAGGCGCTCGACATCCTCGGCAACCGCTCAGTGGCCGCGACCTTCATAAACGCCTCGCTCGAAGACCCTGCCGCGCAGAACGTCGTATCGACGATCACCGAGGAGCCCCTCTGGACCGGGACGAAGACCGACGTTGATCTCAATGGATCAATCATCCAACTCAGCAGCCAAAACTACATGGCAACCTGGACGACGCTCGCGTCGGTCCCGATCATCGGGTTTACGGCCGCGACCGGGTATCCAAGCGTCGGTATCTACGAGTTCGGAGAGACTGACCTCAGCGAGGTCTACACCTCGCGCGTGATCGTCGACGCAGTGGTCTCAACGACAGGCGGGCTCTCAACGATGGCCGGATGGCTCACGCTCGCAGGTCTTTCGGATCTCGCAGGAGACGACACCGGCGATGAGGTCTCAGTTGAACTGCAGGTCAATTACTCGATCGTCGACAGCGCGACGCCTGTCTATCAAGGGTGGCGGCGCTTCGTGGTCGGTGACTACACCGCCAGACATCTGAAATTCCGCGCGGTTCTGACGAGCAACTATACGACGATCTCGCCGACGATCAGTGCGCTCACGGCCGTGATCGACATGCCGGATCGCGTCGACTACGGAAACGACCTAGTCTCTGGGGCAGCGACTTACGCGGTCGCCTTCTCCCCGTGGTTTCGCGAGCTGCGATCTGTTACGATTGCCGCGCAGGATATGGAGACGGGCGATTACTACACGATTTCGGGCAAGACGCGGACCGGGTTCGATGTTACATTCCGCAACAGCGCCGGAACAACGATCAGTCGGACTTTCGACTATCAGGCGATCGGGTTCGGCAGAGAGAGGAGCACTTAAATGTCGCAGTTTGATTTCGGGACGATTGACCCGAACACCAAAAGTGGAACGGCGCTGGCGTCGGACCTCAATTCGTTCCGCACGGCTCTGCACTCGACGCACTCCGGAGCGACCGCGCCGAGCTATCTCGTGGCGGGGATGCTCTGGGCCGACACGACGTCGGCGAACTACGAGCTCAAGCAGTATGACGGCGCGCAATGGATCACCCTGGCGATCATCGACGCGACAAACAACGTCGCGCGGGTCGCGGTTGACCCGGCAGAGACTAGCTATATCACATCGACGACCAACGGGCAGATCCGGCACTTGATCGCGGGCTCCGACATCTTGACGATCCGATCGACCGGCGCGCAGTTCAATATCGCCGCTCCGGTGGTTGCGGACAGCAACAATAATGAACTGCTCTCGTTCACGACGACCGCCAGCGCGGTCAACCAGCTCAACATCACCAATGCCGCCACGACCGGCGCGCCGACGCTCTCGGCAGCAGGGGGCGATACGAACATCGGGATTACCATGTCATCAAAGGGGACGGGCGTCGTCCGATCTCTGGTGGAGACATCCGCGACGAACACCGTGATTGATGTCGCGCAGATCGAGGCGCGCAGCACCGGGACACCGGCCGCAGGGATTGGATCAGGGCTGCTTTTTGCGACCGAGACGGCGGCAAACAATTTCGAGATTGGGGCGCGGATTGACGCGATCACGACCGACGTTACGTCGACCAGCGAGGACTTCGACCTCTCGTTCAAGGTCATGGCGGCTGGTGCGGCGGCGGTTGAGGTGATGCGGATTCGCTCGACCGGCGTCGTTG